TTACTTCCGCCTTTTCAAGACTTATTTTACCTGTTCTGAAAGGCGTGTAGTCTATTTCTATATTTGCGTTTCTGCGTATGTTAAAATCAAATAAGGTGTTTACATCGTTGAAGTCTCCTATGTCGTTTTCATAGAAATGGTGAAATATTTCGTTGTTGTTTACTGAAGCAGGTACACTAAACGATTGACTAAAGTCTGTAAATACTTTGCTTATGTCTTGAACGTTCTGTTGTGTGCTTGTAACGTTTATTTGTTCGTCATCAAATAAGTCTAAGCGCTGACCTTCTATGTAAACTTGTACTGTTCGCATTATACTACATTATTGATTAAGTCAAAGGCAAATTCAAAAGTAAGTTCGTAGTTCATTACCTTTTTGTTTATGCCTCTTTGTTTAAGTAAGCTTTTGCTTTGCACTATTACAGGTGCATACTTTGCAGTATTGTTGTAAAGTTTCTCCGGATCATAAAGCATAACTTTTTCACTAAGTAATAGTTCTTCTATGTATGAACCGTACAAGTCATTTACATATCCTGTGTTTAGCTTTATTGTTTCTTTACCGTTCTTGTTAAATTCTCTTACTTGTCCTTCGCTTGTCGGCACATAAGGTAACACACTTGGGTTTACTTTATAGGTGTCTGCTTGTACGTTTATGTTTCGTGTTTTTGCTTTTTGAAAGAATATTCTTGCCCAACTACCGTAACGATTAATAAAGTCTACTGCGACAGGTGTGTACTTTGGTTCGCATTGTGGTTCAAAAAAACCTGTCCAACGTACAGAAGACCCACCACCTAAAAATTCTACTTTGTTACCTTGAGACAAGTAAGGCAAGTAAACTCTACTAAAAGTTTTAACACCTGCAGTAGTAGCGGTAACTGTGGTTGTTGCACCTGTTACTAGGTTAGTGTATTTTATAGCATCGTTTACTTCTAGGTCTACGTCAAAGCTTCCTGCCATGTTAGTAATTGTTGTAGAAAGCGCACCACTATCGTGGTTGTAAAAGTATCTACCTTCAGAAAGTAAAACTGTACTACTTACCGTGTTAAAACCTTCCATATAGTGGTTGTAACCACTCATAAACTGACCTTCTTCATTCGGTAATACAGGTGTGTAAGTTCCACTTACTTCTTTGTATTTTTTAATTACATAATTTACTATGTAGTTTGTGCTTATATCTGCATCGTAAGTATTGTAAGGTTCTGTTCCACCGTTTGCCCAATTCGTAAAGTTGTAGTATTCTTGTACATACGGTGAGACATTATAGTACGTCTTTATGTTGTTTGAAGCAGGTATTTTTTTACTTAACGTATATTGTGGTGAAGGCGGTTGGCTTCCGGTAGTCCAAAGAAACAATTCTATCTTAGAACCTGTCTGACCTGTTTCAGATATTTCTATTATGTAAGGTGAACGTGAAAGTGTTATACTCATTTGTTAAAATTTGATTTTGTAATTTGGTCAAATAGTTTTTCTATGTCTAGTCCGTATTTTTCTATAAGTTCTTGCGGTAGGTTTTTAAAGTGCTTTTCAAACGGTTTAGTAAAAAATAATGTAGGTTTCAAACCTTTGCTATAAATACTTCGTGCTATAATATAACCCATAGACTTATAAGACATAAACCTACCCTGCTTGTCTCTAAACTGAAAACCTTTCTGCTTAACCCACTTAGTCATTATCCCTGACATACCACCTTTTGCTTTACCTATAAGACTACTATTCGTACCAAACTTATAAGGTGATTCCGTTTGTCTGTTGCCTTTGTTACTTGACTTGTTACCTTTAACACCACGATCAACAAAAGCACCGTAGCTTTCCATTTCAAAGGTCAACTGAATACTATTTCGTGATTGTTTTACAAAGCCTCTTAAACTGTTGTTAAGTTTGCCTTTAGACTTCAGGTTGTTTTTAGCTTCGCTTATAACCTTGTTCTTAAAGTCTTCTAAAACTTTTTGTATGTTGTCAAATTGTGCCATCAGCAAATAGACATCGAATTGGGTATTAAGATATCTGCCGTCATAGTCCACCCGGCAAGTTTGTTTTCAAACCTATCTACAAAAGGTTCGCAGCTTGGGTTTCCGTCTATTTGGAATTTATCCGTGTACAAGTCACCTCTTAATAACAGTTCATAACACCGTGTTAACACCTGTAACTGTGTATTAAGTATGTATAGTTCGTTATCGTTGCCGTCAAACTTATTTTCTTCTTCGTCTTTTGTTATATCAACAATATCCATAGCCAAGATAGATATGTTATAACGCACTACGTTACCTTCTAGTGTTGCGCTATTGGCTACGATGTGGATAAGTGGATATATCGTCTGTTTACTTAAATCTATGTCGAACAGGTTACCTTGCGTGACTGTGTTAACTAGTACGTCTGCTTCAAAGTGTGTTCTTAGTTTGTCTATTATGTCGAAATAATTCATTATCGTTTCATTTTTTGTTTAAGTTCCCTTGCTTCGATTTCGTTTTTTTGCTTTTCGAACGTGAGATAGGTAAGACATTTAGTAAGTCTGAGCTTTGCAACCTCGTCAAGCTTGGTAACATCTCCTGAAGAGAGCGCATAGAAGCTTGAATACCATCCCCAGACACGTCCAAAATTTGCTCTTTCGCTATATTGCTGGAATTGGTCATCGTCTTCAGTTCTTTCTGTAAATAGCTGAGAGTAAGACTGAGTAATTCGCTTCCTAAAGTCCAAAAAAAAAGCGAGGCGCTTATTGCTACATCCAAAGGAGCAAAGCGCATTAATTCTTGCATGTCCTCGTTTGGCTCATAATCTACAATCGAATACTTATCTTTTTGCTTTTCTTTTATTGGCCTGTACATTACAGCCATCGCCTTATGATAGGTTTCCCAATTCTGCAAGTGGTTCTCCAAGTCAACGTATTCCCCGAATGTAATCTCGTCAAGTTTAGGAATAAAGCCAAACTCAATATTCTTTATTTTGAAATGCCTAATTAGTTTTGGCTTTTCGCTAAACACCTTTGTAAAATGCGTAATCAATTCGTTTAAATCCTTCATTTTGATTTTGCCTACCTCAGATAAATCTATTCCGCAAAATATCTGAATCATCTTCTGCGCTATAAATTCTTGATCGTTGCTACTTTCTTTCATTTCTATGAATTCTTGATACCTGTGTAAAGGTATGTCTGAAAGTGTTGTAGGAAGTGTTATGTCTAACTTCATATAGTAATAACTGATTTTTCGTGTTTTTGTACTTTACAGACTAAAATAGTTTGTATTCGTTTTCTTTGATTCTATCCTGTGCTATGTTAAAATAGTTTTCATCTTGTTCTATTCCTATACCGTTTCTATTCGTATTCTGACACGCTACCATAGTTGAACCGCTACCCATAGTAAAGTCTAAAACCGTCTCATTTTCATTGGTGTACGTCTTAATTAAGTACTCCATTAATGCAACGGGTTTTTGGGTTTCGTGTTGTTTGTTTCCTTTTGGTGCGTTTGAAACAGAATTAAACTTCAATATTGTTTTAGGGTTTACTTTGTTAGGGTTATATTGTTTGGCTTCTTGATTTCCTAATTTAATATGGTTTGATTCGCTTTTACTTTGTATAGGTGTTTTAGCTCTAACCTTTCCTGATTCGCTCCTATCCATCATAATTTTATTAAAAGTTGGTTTTCCTTTATTGACAAAAACACTTATTAATTCATGATATTTCATGGGCATAAAAGAACTTGTAGCCATTCCTGTCGGCATTGATTTCTCCCAAATCCAATCATACTTATAATTCTTAATATTACTCATTCTCAAAGCACTACTAAAAGGCTCACTACCAAACAAAACTACAGCACCATTTGGTTTTATTATCCTATTAAGTTGACCCCACATTAATTCAAAATCAATAACGCTATCCCACTTACACGCCGTAGTACCGTAAGGAGGGTCTGTTATGATAGCGTCTATTGAAGCATTAGGTATTGTTTTCATTACTTCTAAACAATCGCCTTTTCTTAAATCTATCATAGTACATTATAGCTGCCGTAGTTCTTGTTCATTCCTAGCGTTTCCATTTCGTGGTAACGCACCGCATCTATTGCGTGGTTGTAGTTGTCTATCGGTTTGTTTAGTCGTTTGCCTGTCTTGTCTGTATCCCAACAGTAAGACCTAAGTTCTTTAATTAGGTTTGTGCTATTA